CGTTCCGTTAGGACTTAACGTCAAGTCACCATTTGTGTTTGTTGTTGATATGGTGTTGCCATCTAATTTAATGTTGTCCACATCTGTCGCACCTGTCACTGTAACATTACCTGCAATTGTCTCGTTCCCTGTAATTGTTACATTCCCTGTGATTGTCTCGTTGCCTGTAACTGTTATGTTTCCTGTGATTGTTTGACCGATAGTTGTCATTGCCGAAGCGACATTTACATTTCCTGAGCCTGAAGCACTGATGTTCAAATTCTCGTTTGATCTACTGCCTGTGATGTTGTTGTCATTGAAACTGATTGCTGGCAGTTCTACTGTCCCTGTACCGTTAGGAGATAACACGATATTGCCGTTAGTGTCTAATGATTGCAATGTGTTGCCTGTGTGTCCTAGATTTGACAGGCTGTCTCCACCGAGATTGGTGTATATCTCGCCTATGTTGTCGTTAATCTTGTCGAACGCTGTCCTTAACGGATCACCTGTCCCGTCGTTTGCGTTTGATCCTATGTTGATTTCTTGTCTTGCCATGTTACCAGTATTTATTGTTAAGGAGTTGTTGCATCGGTGTCAGCATCATACTCATTACCCTCATATCCACCGTCCAACACAATAGTCCATTTGCCCTGTGGGTACACTCCCTCGTAACTTTTCACCCATGAACCGTTGTTGAATTTGTATTGTATACCTGTGTTCAAATTGGTCACGTATGCCTGTGTTGAGTCCGGATTTGATGCGTCCCACACCACGTCCCATTCTCCACTGTTGGCGTCCCATTGTATTATGTCGTTCTTGCTGGCAGGTGCGTGTTTCCATCTCGCTGAGAAGAAATAGCCTTCCTCATCAGCGGTCCTGTCTGTGTCCGAAGCGTACTCGTCGTCCTGTGCTGTGGTCTTCCTAACACGCTTACTAGGATCACCTATGTCTTCCGTTATAAGATATCTCACACCATCAGTTGGATTTTCTCCTGGATCAAAAGTAAGTGGATTGATTATCTTGGAAACTGCCGTTAAACTGTTTGATGGTATTGTGTCTTGGTCAATTGTGTACAACAGTGTTGTGTCATCCAGTGTTGTTGTGGCGATTGTGCCAACGACTTCGTTGCCGTTATCCTGCATCAATCTGATTTGACTTGTGCCATTCCTTACTTTGCCGTACTGATCAAGCAAAACGTTCCAATTCACTGGAGGACCAAACGTCTGGAATGGATCAGCGAATGTGTCCGCTTTGGCGTGTGTCTGGAAACCGTCACCACCTGATTTCACGTTCGTGCCAGTGGTGCCTAACAATCTCAATCTGCCTCCTGTGACCAACAATCCAAAATTGTTTGGTGTGATGAAACTCTGCGTCATCAAAGGACCACTTATCAAGCCTTTGTTCATTCCTCCGTCGTCGTCGTAAATGCTCATGATTATCTTCTGTACCACACCAAGTTTTTTGACTTTGACTGGCGGTGATAACCATATGGGCATGCTGAACTGCATCGTTGCAACATCTATTTCCGTGTCCGCCCCCACTGGGATGGTCCTTGAACTGAAATTGATGTTCTGTAATTCAACGTAACTCAGACTGGTCCAGTCTATGTAGTTGTCTGATTTCTGTATCTCGAAATCTGGATTGAACAGGTATAATATCTGTTCCATTATCTGTAATTTTTGATCAGTGTTTGAACTGTAGATGTCCGCAGTTACTTCTAACCTGAAAGGTGAAGGCATGACCTTTTCCACCGTGTATCCAGCGCCTAGTTTATTGCTGTAGGTACCATCCGCTAACACATCTCTCTCACGTAGATGCTGTTTCTCAATGTGGTATGGATTCTGCATCCTGTCCCTGTCGTAGTTTAATTCTCTGATGTAACAAGCAATCTTGGGTGCGTATGACAGTGCGTTCTCTGAATTGTTCTTTATGATGTTTGCAACCTGCCTGGTCGGATCTCCATATACAACTGGCACAGGCCTCAGAGCAATCTGTCCCTCTTTGCCTTTGCCTGTTTCCACTGAAAAGTTGTTCAGTATCCTCATGAACTGAGTCAAAAATTTCCTAACCTGTCCTGAATAGAAGTGTAGCATTAATTGTCAGCCTTTGGTTTTAGGGCGTCCTCTAAAGATTGACGTTGTTCGACTGTCAATCCATTTATTGTAGAACTGGTGTTGTTATTCACAAAACCTGTTTTCTGTGTTGATCTTGTGTCTGTATTAGAATGTGTTATCCTAACTGAATCCTCTATCTTGACCCATCTTGTGCCGTCATATCTGAATAACCTGTTGGGTAGGTAATCCGTTCTCAAGAAATAATCTCCTTTGTCCACGCCCGTTGTTGGGAAATTTATTCCAAATCCCGCTGGATTGCCGTTTGGTGCAACTCCGTCGCCATCGAGGTAGAATCCATAGTGTGAGCTCGCTGGTGTGTCGATCACAGCATTCACAGTCTGATCACTACTTGCCCTATCTTCCTCCGTGTTAACATTGTCTGTCCTGATGTTGCCTCTTTCATCTATAGGTGCCACATAGTATTGTTTGTAGTTGAATCCTGCCTTAGGTGAATCTTCCTCAGCCTGTTTGAGTACCTGATCGGATATGGTTTTCTCTCTGTTGTATGTCGACATGTAACTTGCCAAAGATCCTTGTGTTGTAGCATCGCCTAGTATGTCTTTGTATTCTTGAGAATCAACGAGTGATTTAAGTTTCAGCCTCAACAAATGTGGCCACCATGTCTGTGAGAAACCTTCCGCGGCCCTGTTGACATCCTCGATAACGTAATACCTTTTCAATGCGATAGGTATTGATTCATCCAGGCTGTAATCTTCCTTCATGTGCGGAAACTCTAGCACGTTGCCACTCATGGGTTTCCTGCCCAATCTTTCAACAATGTCATTGAGATGTACAGTCAAGAATAGTGTGTCGTTCTGTAGGAACATTCCAAACTGGCTTAGGTTAAAATCCACATCCTGAACATTGTATATGCCTCTGATTGTGTAGACATCTGGATCGTATTTCCTATCCCTGTTCTCCAAGAAGAGCAGGTCCTGTATGGTCCTCTCGTTTAGGCTGTCGCCCGAATACTGTGGTTGCGTTGGTGATGCCGGTCCGTCCTTATTCGTGTCGCCCTGATCGTAAGGACCAAGGTATTTGTGGAAGTGTAGGTCGGTGCCGCCCACGGTGAACATCTCACGTATGTTGCGATCAAAGAACTTGTAGTCGTTGCCTTTTTCAGGCTTGAAAATGGATAATCTTGGCATATCACACATATTTATTGTGTAGGCAAAGGCAATAAATATGAGTATGTCAGAACTTCAAACAGGACAACAAGAGATATTCGATTACGTGAAGAACAACCTCGGCGAGGGCATGATCGATGTTGAGCTTGATCCAAAACACTATCAAACGGCACTTACAAGGGCCATAGACAGATACAGACAGCGCAGTTCTAATGCCGTTGAGGAATCATACGCTTTCTTAACGCTAAAGAAAAATCAGAACTCATACATACTTCCAGATGAAGTGATTAATGTGAGGAACCTTAACAGGAGGACTGTGGGTTCACGTACGGAAGGTGGCGAAGGCGGTACACTGTTTGAACCATTCAACTTGGCCTACACAAACACATATCTATTACGTGCTGGCGCTACGGGAGGCCTTGCAACCTACTACGCATTCGCAAGTTATCAAGAACTTGTAGGTAAAATGTTCGGGAGTTTCATCCAGTTCCATTTTGATGTTGCAACAAAGAAACTGACAATCACGCAAAGACCAAGAGCAGATGATGAGACAATATTGATGCACACTGACAACTACAGACCAGACATCACACTGTTCAAAGACATATACGCCAAGCCATGGATCAGAGACTATACCTTGGCCGTGTGTAAGACCATGCTGGGCGAGGCCAGAGGCAAGTTCAACACCATAGCAGGACCACAGGGCGGCACAACTCTTAACGGTGACGCACTCAAAAATGAGGGCAATGCCGAGATGGAGAGGTTGGAAAGCGAGATAGGAAACTTCGCAGAAGGTGGCACACCTCACAGTTTTGTTATAGGTTAATCAACCATCACTCCAAATTAAATACCGTTGTCATGACGCACTCCAACTACAAGAAATACTCTGACCTTACCTTAGACAAACTAGAAGTGGTTGTCACAGACCTAGAAAACATGAGCATACTTGCTCTCAAAAAAGGTAAAAAAGACTTCAGGAAGACCATACTTGCCACTGTGCTGGAAGCCAAAAAAGAGATTGAAAAACGTCTCAAGAAATAGTATAATAAACAGATGCTGATAGGAATTGTAGGACTTATAGGTTCTGGTAAAGACACGGTGGCACAACACCTGGCTGACAAGCACGGCTACAGGAAAGACAGTTTCGCCAAGAGTTTGAAAGACGCAGTGGCGGCCATGTTCAACTGGGATCGTGAGATGCT